ATTATTTGGTTTAGTGTCATTCTTGAGAAATTTGAGAAGTTTGGCTTCGTTGTTTTTTTGCCACTTATTTGTCCTCGTTGGGGAAGTCATAGTTCCAAAAGCAATCTTGAGATGTTGGAAGATAAATGCCACCGACAAAAGCGGTGTTCTTTGGACGGATTGTATCAAATGTACTGCCGGGATTTAGGAACAAAGGATAATCATTGGTGTATGTGCGAAGATAATCCCTCAATCGGTTGGCATAGTATTCCGCTTTGTCACGATAACGACCTTCAATCATTGTCATTTCCTCAACTGATACCGCCCTCGCATTGTCACTCTCACGAGATGCAACCGATTTGTTCATCAATTTGAAGGTCATTGGAAGCATTGCTTCGGTCAATGTGTAATACTTCAAACACGGTGCGATGTATGAATCCAAAAGGGTAGTATTCAACTGCGTTAATGTTCCAGCGAATGCCTGTACTTGCAACTCATTGTAAATACCTGAACCAATCACATCACGGATGTAGATTTCTTGAGCTTCTTTGATTGCTGACTTCAACAATTTGTCATCCACATTTTCATTCAAAGGTGTGTTATCCTTCAAGTAAGTGGTTGAAATGAAATATACAAAATTGGTCATCGTTTGATTCTCCTTAAAAGTTGTTGTTGCCAAATATGTCGGCATTGTGGTGTGTTCACATCCAATGTGGGGTTGTGATACCAACCACCTCTTCTCTTCCATACATCGTATCCCAATTGAGTTGACATCGCATTGATATCCTCCCTTGAATATACACGATTGCTTCCATCAATTTGACGGCAGAAATCTCTTGAACCTGGAATGATCATTGGTCCATCAATACCAGCAGCCAATCCGTATTTGTAACGAACCACAATCTCTGTTTGCAATCTCTTTACTTCTTCAACTCCTTTCGGTGTTGTTTCAAGACCATCTTCATATGATTTGATCAACTCTGCTTTGGCAAGTTTAGCAATGGCATCAGCGACAACCTTCGCATCCAGTTTGGTGATGTTCACAATGTCCCCAACTTGCAAACCTTTATTCTCTTTCAACACATTCAAGATGGCAGTTTCAACGGCATCCACGAATTCAAACTTATACGCTTCAAAGTTGTCTGCACTTTCTCCGTATTGTTGGAACACCTTGATGTCTCTTTCATCATCCCATCCAAAAGGATTTTGTTTTGATAGGGCAACATTCAAAGGTTCTTCAATCTCATCAAATCCCAACTCTTTTCTTGCTTCGTTTCTGTCAATGATTCCAGCGGTAAACAAAGCCTGATAGTCCAAACCGATAGGTGGTTTGTTGATGGTTTCCAAGCGAACAGATGCGATAGGTTCAAGCAAGTACGCAAAGGTGTCATCAATCTTTTGTTGACGGGGTTCAATGTAGGCGTGATGAAACATCTCATATGCTTCAATCAACTCACTACGACCACCCAATTGTCCCTCTACACGAACTCCAAACAACATTGGAGAGTTTACCTTGTGTGCAACAAATATCTCTTGTTGTACGGTCTTATTCAACAAGTCAAATTGCTTGTCAAAATCCGATGGCTGAAGGTTGTTGATAACAGATTCCTTTTCTGTCGGATCGTTGTATTGGATAATTAACCCACCGGCATTGTCCGTGCCTTGATAATTCTCTTTGAATCTCCTTGCAGTTGCACGAGCTTCTTCAGGTGTTGGGATTCCTTTGAATAACTGGATGTGAGTTTGTGCCGTGAATCCGTTCTTGATGCTATTCAAATAATAGTTGGATATCTCGGTGTCAACTTCAATGTATTTCAACGCACCAACATAATCAGGCAAAGGATATTCGCCTTGTCCGGGACGGTAAAATTGGCAATAATATATTTGCTTGGATTCCCTTGTGATTGGGTTGTATGGTTGATAGTGGATTTTCTCCGCTTTGCTATCTGTCCAGTCAGCACAATACACATAATCACCTTCAAGACCTTTGCGAATGTCTTTGAAAGGAATGTGATAGTATTCCGAAGGTGCGGTCTTTGCCTTGTTCCAAATCACCTCAACTGCAAACCCATTGAACAACTCGGCATCGTATGCAACTTTCGCTTTGAGTTCTTCGTAGGTCTCGTAGGCGTTTATATTTTTGAGTTTGGCTTGGACTTTTGCAATCTCCTCCGTGTTTGAACCAAATACCTCCGTGCCGATTCCAGCAACATATGATGCTTTTGCAGAAACGATGGCATTGTGCTTGGGTGATTTATTGAATAGTTCAATTAGGAAATCAGGATAGAGATTGTCAGCACCAAATGTCACGAATCCCTTTGCTTTGTTCTCTTTGAAAACAGGCAGTTTGTTATCGTGAAAGTTTAATCTTTGGAATATCATCTCTATCAAATAGCAATCAATCTTTTTTGTTTGAGAACTTGTCAATAGATGTGAATCCAAGACAAGCAATCACGATGAATTCAACCGCACTCACCAACTCTGGAGAAGGTACGATATCAGCAGGGCTAAGAGAATTATGAGCCATTGTAGCAAACAAAACAAAAGCACCGATAATGCCCACGAATCGTTTTGATGACATCTCTCCTTTGTCACCCGTGAAAATTTCTAATAGTTTTTTCATAAATCTTTGCTTTCTAATAGTGTGTAAGTGAATGAATTTCCGTGCAAGGTGGCAGCCTTCTTGACTAAAGCCATAAACTCATCAAACTCTGCTGACTTTTTGAACACCTGACAACCCTCACTCCAATTCTCAACATAGGTTGAATCAGCACCAGCCTTGTGGATGTTGATTCCGTAGATACCTTCGGTGATCAACTTGGTGTCGTAGGTCATATCCTTATTGGCATCTCTGTAAACCTTGACTGGTTTGGCTTGTTTTAAGGCTTCGTATTTACCTTGATGCAAACCGATGGCGTGACTTCCACGATATTGTCCCGGAACTAAACGAGCAACGCCTTGAGCATTGTGAAATTCCTTCACTCCCTTTGTGCCGGGATCAGTTGTCGCAGCCCATTTCTTGAAATGCCACACCTCACCGATTTTGTAACTTACCGTTAACAAGTCATCAAAGACATTTGTCACCTTGCTTCCAGTATCGGAATTGCGAATCCCAATGATGTTCAAGTTGTAATCACCTGATTCAAAGAACTTGTAATCTTTGACCTTCATTGCTTGTTTGATTTTCTCTATCATTTGCCTTGTCCTTTATATGGTTTGGAACTCTTGTGTTTGTTCTTGTGCTTGGTATGTCTGCCCAATTTATTTTTGGGTTTAGCCCGAAATGATGTGATGTTTACTTTTGCTGCCATAAGTACATTCTAAAATAATCAAAATCCTCTTTGCCACCTTCGGAGAGATAGTTCAAATACGCATCATAGATCACCCCTTTGAACTCAATTGGTGTTGTTGTGGTATCCAATCCAGCACCTACCATCTTGACGGCATACACCTCCATTTGGTCTTGAACAACTTGCATCTGTTGAACCACGGCTTCGGCTTTCTTTTCAGCATTTACCACCGCTTCTTTCAATTGCTCTTTCTCTTGCACTTTGCCTTCAACCATTTCTTCTCCTTTGGCTTTTGCTACGGAGACAACTGCCGATGCTTGACGAAGATTTGATTCAACCTTTTTCAACATTGCTTCGACCTCATCAATCGGTGGTGTTGTAACTGCACCAACTGGGAAGGCAATCTCAATGGCTGCGATGAATACACAAAAGAAAATGACAAAGTACCTCATAATTTTTTGACGGTGTTGATGATGCGAAGTTCTGTAATCGCAGCAGCCAATGCGGAATCGGATTTCTTGAGAGCATATCCAAGACGGTCAATCTTCAAATCCAACGCTTCAATCTTCTTGTTGGAGTTCTCAAGTTGCTCGGTGTACGATGACTTGACATCATAGTATAAATAGCTCACACCTACCAATGCAAGGAAAGCAACCCCAGCAACGGGATTCTTTCGGAATTGATCAAACGAAATTGGAAGCGGATTTGCGGATGGTTTTTTTACGGTCATTTGATGCGATTAATTTTTTTACTCCAATAGATAACAGCCAAAATGCCCGAAATAATACCAAGAACCCCCACGCCAAAAGTAACAAGGGGTTGATAAATTTGAGCAAAAGTGATGACCGCTGATGAACCCGTGATTGCGGTGGCAATGGCTGCGGTGGTATCATTAAGGTTTTTCATTTAGATCGGAAATGGTGGTGGTGGTGGTGGGATGTATTCGGCTTGGGGCAAGGTGAGAACCCAAACCCATTGAGTGGGTGCGATGGTGACAATGTCTTGTTGTGATAGCATAAGAAACCAAACTGCGTTTATATCTTGCACACAATTAAAGCATTGAAAAGGTGCAAATTCTTGTCCTTGAATTTGCTCTTTTTGTTCTTCGGTTAATTGATATCCTAACATTACACTTGGCGTGAAAGGGTTGTTTGAAAAGTTTGCACTATATTATATAAATCTAAGGCTTGTGTATCATTAAGTCCATCACCAATAGACGCAAATGCACATTGATTGGCACTTGGTAAATACTGCGGGTTCATATTTCCAATGTGCATTTTTGTATTCGGCAAAGTTCCAGTGGATGTGCTTGTTATAGTACTTTGTTTAATTCCTCTGTCAAAAAGTGTTGCGTAAGTGCTTGAAGTTCTTGAACCTAACAACAATCCGGTTGTGTCGTTTGTATTATATCTATTTGCATTACCAGGGAATGTATATTGAATCACCATATTTTCCACATTCATATGATATCTAAACATTGACAATTCACCTGAGCCAACACACCCCATATCAACTGATTGAACCAGTCTTTGTGTTCTTGAATAATGTGAGATATGTGTGTTGTTTAATGTAAGATTTGTACTTGGTATAAAATTCGTATCAAAATACGCACTTGTTCCATTTGGCGTTACCCCAGTAATCGCAAAAGTCCAACCGCTTGAAAAAGTACCCGTAAAAGAACTGCTCTTCAAGTTCTGGGCACACGCTGCTGCACTTGCACCAACCATTGGATAAACGGCTTTCATTGCAGACCATATTCCGTAATTTTTTAAATCAATTACTAAATTACTTGTTGCTTCTTTTTCTTTTATGCTTAATGTCCCACCTGCAATGGTAACTCTATCAAAAAATAAAACAGCATCAGGATCATATGCAAAAGTCAAACTACCTATCATTCCTAATTGCGTAGGAGTTTGACCTTGTGTCAACTTTTCGCCAAACCCTCTAAAACTTCCAAAGTCAGGCATATTAATAATCTCCTTTTACTGCAAACACATTTACTCCAGCCGTTATAGCAACGGTAGTCCCAACTTTTACAACTTGCCCAGCCTTCAACTGCAAATCTGAGTAAGTAGTTACCGCCCTTTGTGATGTTACTACTGTTGACGCAGTTACGGCAGTCAGTGCAATCTCATCAAACAACTTAAAGTTCGCCCCAGTTGAATCACTAATGAAAATAAGCACGGCAGTTGCCACATTTGTTCCTGCAACCTTTGCCCCTATCTGCGTGATCTTTGTTCCGTTGGTTGCAGCAGTTAAAAGCGTGACGGTGTTTGTCATCGTTGCACCTGTTCTGTCGGTTGTTGCACCCGTCACCGTTGCGAATGCAAGTTCAGGTGATAGTGCGAATATGGGTGATGTATTTGCTGGCATTTTAGTAGTTATAAAATAAGTATAAATCCCCACCCGTTGAAGGTGGAATGTTTAAGTTTGTCAAATTAGAACCGTCAACGGCTGGAAGTTTTGCAGATGCATCCAACTGAACTAATTGAGATGATCCGTTAAATGTGTTTCCTTGCTTTGTAACGGCAGATGATAGGCGTGAATCACTCAATGTACCACTCGCAATGTTTGATGCGTTTGTGGTGTCTATATTTGGCACATCTCCCAACCCCACCTGTGCTTTTGTGGTGGCGTGTGGGTTGCTTGTATCGGATGTGTGTGATGTAAGTGTTGAAAGATTGGCGGTGATTTGTGCTTGTAACTTCCCGAATGCACTCAACACCGTATCAGTTGCAGAAATCACGGCATTGGTTGCCAATGACAAACCAGTCAAAACCACTGACCTCACTCTCGCTGCGGTGAAATACTCGTTTGTTCCCTCGCTGATGTCCGTTGTAGTCAATACAACTGCACCCGTCTTTGTGTTTACGGATTGAACATTGCCTTGTGATGCAATGGTGATGGTTTGAAGTGCATCGTCAAAAGTGATAGATGTGTTTGAACCAGCCAACAAAGATGCTTTGACCTTCGTGTAAACTCGTGTATTGGTAAAATATAGGTTTGTTCCCTCGGCAAGGTTTGTGGTTGAACTGGCTTCCAATACACGCTGACCAATGTTGGCAAGGTTTGTCCGTTTGGTTACACCTTCGGAATAGTCAACAATCGGAATGCTATCCTGAACTACATCAATAGTTCCTATCGGATCTAATTGGGATATTTTTTTGTTAGCCATAACTTTCTACCAAACGACCTCCATCCTCTTGGAGTAATAAAAATGAATCTTCAGTCAATAAAAAAAACGCCCTTAATGCATCAACATCGTAGTTTCGTTGGTTGAATTCTACATTGCGTTCAAATCCCATATCACGGTTTGTGGTGAACAATTTCTTGGTGAGATCAACTTCGTGTTCAACACCCATATCCCTTTGTGTGGTATATATTTTTTCGCTCACGATACCTGATAGAATAATTCGTTGTTTAACAATGGGAGAACTTTCAAGATGCCCGTTTCAACCAACTCATCAGCCAATGACGGATTCAAGTTGTTCGATGAAATCTGTGCGTAGATTCTGTATTCGTGTTCACCAACTTCCAAAGTTGTGTTGTCGGTTGCACCTTCATCAAACAAAAACTTGTTGTATCTTTCTTTTGCAGTTGATACATCGGTCAAAATGAAATTCTTGTAAGCGTCAGTTTGTCGGCACTTCATACTGAAGAGAAAATACGGGTTTGCGATCGTGACTTTTTCAGTCAAGGTTACATACCAGTATTCGGAATCTTGTTTGGTTACCTTCAACATCTCTACAAAATAGCGAGAGTAAAAATATGTAACAAAAAAAGGGAGAGCAATTGCCCTCCCCATTTGACCTATGAAACAAGAATCAATTAGATACCCAAAGCGGTAACAACTGAACTTTGCAATTTGTAAGGTGCTTCCGCTTCGATAGCAGAAAGAGTAACTTCATAACCGTTGGAATCTCCCATAGCAGTACCGGTGTTGGCAACCATTGCAGTCACATCACATCCGTACTCCTTACCAACCAACCAATACTCATCGTTGTTGTTCTTAACGATGCAATAGCAACGACCTTGAGCAAGAAGCTTCATTTCGTTACGCTTGGTGGTTGACAATCTGCGAAGTTTGAAAACAACATCCGATTGATTGAATGATGTTCCGTTCTCAACAGATACGTTGG